TGCCGAATCTAGGCTCAAAAGAAACATTTTGAAAATTAAAATCAGCAGAGGTTGGACTTGTACCAGCCGCTTGTTGTAGAACTTGAGTTCCGTTAAGGAATACGTCTTTAAGGCTACTTGTGTTGTATTCTGTCGAACCTTGAGATCCAGTAGCAGAGGGAAATCCTGAGATTATACCTTCCGAGAGCAAATCAATCAAGGTTTGAAATTGCTTTGATGCCAGTGAGTCTGCTGGTAAATCAGGGTTAGTCAAACCCGCAAGTTGACCGATTAAGGTATTATGACCACCGCCATTTGGAAAAGCTACGCCTCCTGTTGCCATTATGCTGTACCCTCCACTTGAACTGTATCAATACCAGAACTAATAACAACAGAGCCAGTAAAAACCTCACCATAAATTATAGGGACAGGAACACCAGCCCTTGCAGTATTAGTTATAGAAGCAAAACCAAAGTTGGCTTGCACATTTGGATCATTGTCAGACAGAGTATCAGCAGCGTTTAAGTTTGGTTGTTGTGGAGTTGGAGCAATGATACTTGTAACTCCATCAATAATTAATGATGTTCCAATAGAGGTCAAAGCGGTTGTGGCTATAGTTGCAAGCAATGTACTACCAAGAAGAGTTCCTCCAATTGCAGAACTTACACCTAAAGCTCCAGCACCTAAAACGATGGGGGCTGCAAATTTAGCTCCTACAGCTACAGGAATTATTTTAATATCCCCATTTCCCTTTATATCTAGCAAATCCTCTGTTATTTCTAAATCACCCATTTTTACTTTGTATAACTGATTTGTCATGTGGTTTTCTACTTCTGGAAAGTTTGCTATCAAAAAAGCAAAAGCCTGTCTAGGATTATTTACAGCCACTTCAAAATGTGATTGACCTAGAAATTGTTTAAGCCTTCCATAAACTGTAAGTTTTCTAAGCTGCATATCTAAAAACTTTTTTAGTGGCTTGTATATATCCTAAATCATAAATCTCTCTACAACTCAACTGTTTTATGTTGTGATGAAAAATTGTTTGATTTCCTATATACAAAGCAACATGATTTAACTTTTGCTCTGGTCCCTCCATTAATAGAACATCATTATCTTGTATATTGTCTTTATTTACTTCTTTGAATCCAGATCCAATTAATACTTTTTCAAAATATGGATCATTTGCAAAAGCTTTTAGACTCTTTGGTCTAGGCCAAAATTTTAATTTTATTTGTTTTTTTTCTAAAAAGTAATCTGTTATTAGTGACCAGCAATCGTGCTTACCCCATATCCAAGTTCTACCAAAAAGTCCAGACTTATATCCACTAGGCTTAAAACTATGCCAATCTTTATGCTCAATGCTGTAAATATAAAATGGTAAGCCCAAATGCTCACAAGATGCTTTATCAGCATCAGATGGTAGGGCAGATCCATAAGTATGAGAATGAACTATACCAATAAGCTCTCCTTGATCCTCACATTCAGCCCATGAATCAGGACACATAACAAAGTATTCGTCAGGTGCTTCTGATAGGTTCTTACAAGGCCAGAAAGTTTCTTTGCCCTTAATTATGGCTAACAAACCGCAAGACTCTTTAGGAAGGCACTTAACAGCATATGCAGCAGCTTTATCTTTCCAACTCATTTAAAAGTACCAACAGAGGGGAAATCTTTTCTAGTCACTTGTCTTTTTGGTGCGCGAATATTCTCCAAATCAAGTGCAGAAACACACTCAAATTGTACAACCTCTCTATTTTCTACAACTTTTTTGTCAATAAAGTAAATTTCTTGCGGTAATTCAGTAGTGCTTGATGGTGTTCCAAAAGGATTTATATTTGATGGGAAATTACTTGCATCAAGGAACTGTGCCATTGTCCTATGCCTTATCAATTTGGCTCCCTGTAAATCGTTAAAAGGTGTTGTCGCATTTGCAGTTGCCATCAATGCTGTAATAGTTCCTAAAACATTAGAAACTGTAAGAGTTGGTCTCGGCAAAGTTCCACGACCAGTATATTCAAAGCCTTCTGCTATAACTGGAAACTTTGTATAAGTATTACCCTGCCAGATAATATTTGCATTACTGTTCATACCTACACCAGAATGAAACCTAGTTACATCAGTTGAACCATGAAGTGCAGAAACTAAAGTAATTGAATAAAGTTCAATGATTGATTTATTAGAAAGAGATTGCAGTTCTGCTGTAGGTATTGCCATCAGGGTTCAAATACCTCTCTAAAAGTACAGTTTAAAGTTGCTCTGTTATTATATGGTATTGTTTTTGTCCAAGATTGACAAACATATTGACCAGCACCTGATAAAGTAACAGAGACATTACCGCTATTTGTTGCGGAACTAGCTGCTGTAACAGTAAAAGTGTCTACAGTAGGAGCCGTTACTATAGCAAAGTCACCATCTGTTGCAGATCCAGAAGTGTAGTCAATAGTTACGACATCACCGATAGCAAGACCATGATTTGTAATTGTTATCGTGACAGTTGTTGCGGATTGCGAATATGTGCCTGTTTGTGTGCTTCCTTCTGCTGGTGGAGTAAATGTGAAACTTGCCTGATCGTTTACTCTACTTCTTAAAAAACCCTCTATTACATCAGCCTCTGTTTCTGAAACATTGAAAGTCAAATCATATACTTTAGGGTCTTGTGTTAAAGGCAAGCCAAATAAAGCCCTAAACTCATACCCATCACCGAAAGAAGTTGTCCTAATTCTTGGTGAGCTTGTTTTTCTCATTCCGTATGTCGGACTGATTGAGGGAAAAGTTGCCATTTATCTAGTTAATAAACCTCCAGCACGTTTTTCTTTGATAAGTTGAGCCTGTACTGCTTGACCAATAACCTGTCCAAGTTGATTTGCATCAGCAGTATTACCAGAAACAGATGAGCCAGAGGCATCTACATTTACAGTAACAACATTATTTACAGCACCGCCACCTTTACCAATAGCACTATTTGGGATTATATTGCCACCCTTTGAACCCATCTGCAATATTTCGGGTCCACGTTCACCCACTACAAAAGCACCACCAGCAGAAACTCTACCGCCTCTTTCTTTACCTCCTGAGAAAATTTTTCCTAAAAATCCACCTACTGATTTACCAATACCAGAAACTGCTTGCTGTATTGCAAGTTCTATAAGTTGTCGTTTTAACTTGTTTAATACATTTGTTGCGGCTTCCGCAAGTGATTTAGTACCCATAACAGCGTCAGTGAGGTTTGTAACAATACCTTTTTCAATATCTTCTCCTATTTTCATAAATTTATCTTTAAGTTCTTCTGCCTCTTTCTTTGCCTTTTTTTCGGCTTCAGTAATTTGATCTACAGATGTCTTAATTTTTCCATTCGTAGCAACTATTTTATTTTTGGCATCTAGTTGTTTATTGTTCTCTTCAGTAATTTGCCTTTCTACACCACTAAATTCAATAACAGTATTTTTTAATTCTTCAGCTTTTTCTTTTGCACCTTTTAAGAAGTCTTTTCCAAAATCTTTAATTCCTTTTATTTTTATATCTATCGGTGGTAATTCAAGTCCCCCTAATAATCTTTTGATTGGCTCTGGTATAAAACTAAGTATTTTTTCAAAAGCTTGTCTGAAAAAGTCAGCAATTTTTTGTGCAAGTCCTCCTATCTTTTGTCTTACACCATTTACAAACTCACTTACAGCTAAAGCTGCATTACCAATCACACCACCAATTACTTGACCTATAAAAACAGCTCTATCTGAAGCGTCTGTTATTGCCTCTTTAATACCTATCCAGCCTTGTTCTAAATTAAATAAAACATTAGTTGATTCTATTCCAAGTGCATTACCTATAATTGATCCTATTTCACCTACAGCAGCAGTCACGGCTCTTACTGGTGCTAGAACTATTTTAAAGGCTGCCCCTAAAGCCTCAACTGTAACTGCGGCTACTTTAAGAGATTCCCTTATTATTATTCCGAACTCTGATCCTTCAGTGGTTAAATTTGTAAATGCAGTACCTAATCTTGTCAGTTGTCCTTGAATAGTGTTTTGTGCCTCAAATGCAGCCTTAGCAGCTACTCCCTGTGCATTGGCTTGGTTTTCTAGGTTTTTGTTGAAGGAAACTAATTGGTCATTTACCAAAGGTAATAAAGCTGTCCTCGCTTCGACTGATCCAAAGAACTTAGCAAGAGCCTCTTCAGATGCCCCTCCCTTTGCAACAAGTTCCTCTAATACACCTCCTAAACCTTTTGTACTTAAAGCCGTA